TAACCGATGGGTTCATATTTAATAGCACAGAACGCGGTATAATTGGCGTGTCTGCAATGACTTACTAGGAGATAAATAATGGCAACAGGCTTTCCAGCAGCTACAGGAGATATCCTCACAGCTTCGATGTTCAACGGGCTAGTAGCCTTTACAGTCGATGCAGATCAGACAGCAGACTACACAGCAGTCCTCGATGACTCGTATCAGACCCTAGTCCCTATGAATAAGGCAACAGCAGTAGCGTTCAAGCTGCCTACTAATGCCTCAGTAGCCTTCCCAGTAGGCACAGCAATCACAGTCCTCAACAAGGGCGCTGGACTCTGCACAATCTCAGCAGTTACTTCAGGCACAACAACAGTTCTTTCAGCAGGTGCAGTTGCAGCTTCTCCTACCTTGGCTCAGTACAAGACAGCAGTTTGCATCAAGACTGCAACAGACACTTGGTATGTAGTTGGTGGCATCGCTTAATGATTGGTGCAATCGTAGCCGGTACGCTCTCAGCGCCTACCGCGCCAGTAACGAGTTCCTATGAGTCAATTGCGACTGTGACTCTAGGCTCTACTCAAACAACGATTTCGTTCACCTCAATTCCTTCAACCTTCAAGCACCTTCAAGTGCGCGGTATAGCTCGCGGTACATTCGCAGCGACTAACCTAAATCTATGTATGCAGGTGAATAGCGATACGGGTAATTTTTACACTACTCACCAATTACTAGGTGATGGAGCAAGTGCGACAGCATCAGGACAAACGGCGCAAGCCTTTGGATTTGTTGGTCGTATTGCTCAGGCAAGCGCAACATCAAATGTGTTCGGTGCATCGGTAATCGATATCCTTGATTACACAAATACAAACAAGAACACTACTATTCGCGCTCTTGGCGGTTATGATGCTAACGGAAACGGATATGCAACTCTTATGTCCACCGCTTACATCAAGACCGATGCCATTACTTCTATTCAGATATTCGGAAACCTTGGCGATTTAGTTCAATATTCATCATTCGCACTATACGGAATTAAGGGGTAAATCAAATGGCAGCCGGATCAACATACACCCCGATAGCGACTAGCAGCCCAAGCGGTACTGCAACGGTGGACTTCACCTCAATCAGCGGTTCTTATACCGACCTAGTTTTAGTTATGTCAGGCTCAATGGCAGCAGCCGCAAATATGTTCATTCGTGTTGGTAATGGCTCACTAGACACAGGAAGCAATTACTCAATTACACAGATTACAGGCTCGGGCTCATCAGCTTCATCTGGTCGCTTATCATCACAGACAGAATACAAAGTCACAGACGGGTTATTCTTTAATACTTCTGAGCAGTGCAACATCTTGGTGAGTTTTCAGAACTACTCAAACACCACTACAAATAAGACTTGGCTATCACGCGCTAATAGCGCAGGTATCGGAGTCAATGCTGGGGTGGGCTTATGGCGTTCTACTTCAGCCATTAACACCATCAGACTTTACGGCTCACAGAACTTCCAGTCAGGGAGCAAAGTCACCCTCTACGGAATCGCGGCGGCATAATGGCTAATACATTCGAGCTTATTGCCTCAGCAACTGCATCAGGTGGAAGCGTAACCAGTTTAGACTTCAATTCAATTCCTAGTACCTACACCGACCTTTGTCTATTTATTAGCGCAAGAAGCGCAGGATCAGGTATTGACGATTTACGACTTAAAATTAACGGAGTTACTACTAACCGAACTGAGCGCTATGTATTAGGTAACGGAGCAACTGCATCATCTGGAACTGGCACAACTGCACAAATTGGCTTGTTACCTTCAACTTCACAGACAGCCAGCACCTTTGGAAATACTAGTGTTTATATTCCAAACTATGCAGGGTCTAGTAATAAATCTTTATCCATCGACGATGTAACCGAAAATAATGCAACAACGGCTTATGCTTCAATGTGGGCGGCTCTTTGGAGTCAAACCACGGCAATTAGTTCATTGTCAGTTTATGGCGCATCAGCCAATCTAGCCCAATACTCAACCGCCTACCTATATGGAGTAAAAAATGCCTAATCCAACACGAATCGAAATCAACTGCGAGACAGGCGTTGAGTCAATTATTGAACTCACCGATGCCGAGGTAGCAGAGATGGCAGCTCAGGCTGCTATTGCAGAGGAACAGAAGGCAGAAGCAGATGCAAAGGCAGAAGCCGATGCAATCGCTAAGGCTGCCCTACTTGAGAAGCTAGGCATTACAGCAGACGAAGCGAAGCTATTGCTGGCATGAGTTGGAAACTTTGCAAGGCTGGACAACAGCTAAGGCAGCAGATCGATGATTCTTACCCAGACAGAGATAGAACCTCAGATGGGGTCGTTGGCGATGCCCGTCATTCAGCGCGTGCTTCTGACCACAATCCTGATGCAAAGGGTATCGTCAGAGCCATTGATATTGACAGGGATTTATCTGGAAAGAAAAAGCCTGACCTCATGCCTTACCTTGCGGATCAGATACGACACGCGGCAAAGTCTGACAAAAGAATTGCTTACATCATATTCGCAGGCAAGATTGCTTCCCCTCGCATGGCGTGGCGCTGGCGCAAGTATTCTGGAATCAATCCGCATGACCATCATTGCCATATCTCTTTCACTCAGAAGGGCGATCCAGATGGCTCGTTCTTTAATATCCCAATGATAGGCGGCACAGCATGAACATGAAGCACCCAGCAATAGTCTCTCTTGGAGCGTTCCTAGCAGTATGGGGTACAACCTCAAACTTTGCTCTGGACTATCGCTCTATCCTCGGTTCAATTGTGGCAGGCGTATTTGGATACGCAACTCCTAAACGATGAACGCAGTTGATCTCGCAGCTTGGGCTGTAGGAGTAATCACAGTCCTAGGCGGCGTGGCAACTTACACTCAATTTATGATTAAGCATTACCTGACAGAACTTAAGCCCAACGGCGGCTCTAGTATTAAGGATCAGGTCAATCGCTTAGAGACGCGTGTCGATACCATAATCGAGATGTTAGGTAAGTAACACTTATCTCATGGCAAGGAAGCGACCAGTCATCGACCTCGATACTTACAGCGCGCTCGATGCTTATGCGATAGCCCTTAACGAGTTCTATAAGAGCTTGCGCAAGGCTGGCTTCTCAGAGACTCATGCCTTCTGGCTGCTCTCTGATCGTGAAGCTTTTCCTGACTGGCTGATCCCTAACCTTCCCAATCGAATCGACAACATACCCTACGATGACGATGACGAGGACTAATGAAGCGAATCGTAATTCTGAGCGATTTACAAGTTCCCTTTGAAGATGTACATCTAACTCAGAACATAGCAAGATTCCTACAGAAGTTTAAGCCAGACCAGACAGTAACAATCGGTGACGAGATTGACTTCCAGACTATTTCTAAATGGTCAGAAGGTACGCCTCAAGCCTATGAGCAGAGCCTCGGCGATGACCGAGACCGTTGCGTTGACTTACTCTGGGAACTGGGGGTCACGGATTGTTTGCGTTCTAATCACACGGATCGTTTATATAACATCATCATGAAAAAGATTCCCTCATTCCTATCCTTGCCAGAGCTGCGCTTTGAGAAGTTTATGAAGTTCGATGAGCTTGGCATAACCTTCCATAAGAACCCTATGAACATAGCGCCTAACTGGATTGCAGTTCATGGAGACCATACGCCTATCAAGCAGCAGGGTGGGCTCTCAGCCCTTGAGGCAGCCCGTAGGCATGGCAAGAATGTCATCTCAGGACATACTCACAGGGCAGGGCGTAGCGCCTTCACAGAAGCCTCTGGTGGCCGTTTAGGGCGTGTTCTGCATGGAGTTGAGGTAGGTAATCTCATGGACTTTAGACAAGCCTCATACACCAAGGGAACGGCTAATTGGCAGCAAGCCTTTGCAATCATGTACGTCAAGGGTTCTAACGTTCAGGTGGACATTATCCATATTGAAAAGAACGGCACTTTTATCGTTCAGGGCAAGGTCTATGGCAGAGTGCGCTGAGATCGGGATTCCTGACTTTGAAGATGAAGACCCGTCTCAAATCGTTATCATTTCGTTATCTAAAAAAGGCGGCTGTCGCATACGCCTGATGTAATCTAGCCCTAACAACAACAGAAAGGGCTTGAAATGAATGTTTATCTAATGACATTTCTCTTCTCGGTTATTACTTACGGGCTGGGATATTACGCAGGCAACTCAGATGGCAAGGTCGAAGGCAGAATGGCTGTACGCCGTCACTATGAAGATCGTGAACGCCAGTTTCAGGGCAATCGATGAACGCCCGTGATTACCTCAACGAAGCGAGAGCTACTATCCAAGACCGAGGACTTGATTACGGTCACCCGTCAGACAATATGCAAAGGACAGCAGCACTCTGGAGCTCATACCTCGAGATGCCAATTACAGATTATCAAGTGGCGATGTGTATGGCATTGGTCAAAGTCGCAAGGTCAATGGAAACTGCTAAGCCAGACACTTACATCGACCTCGCAGCGTATGTTGCCATAGCCGGTCAATTACACACAGAGGAGAACGATTTATATGTGTAAGGGTGAAGAATGTCCATGTTTCTATTTCGGATCATGTGTAGAGGATTGGGAGCAAAATGTTTAATCTAGATGATTATGAGACTGTTGCAGATCGTGTTTCAAGGTTTCAAAAATTGCACTTGAGCGGCAGGATTGTCACCAAGGTTATTAGCCTAGACAACACCAAGGGCGAAGTCCTAGCCATGGCAGAG